TCGTTGATAGTAGATTCTAGTTGTATCCTAGACGCTTGTAACGCCTCAACTAGATTGTTAATAGGTAAACTCATTTTTTTAAATATGAAAAATTTATTTTACATATCATCTCTGATACGTCTGTGCATTTTGTCTAATGCTTCTCTGCATCGGGGTAAGTTCTGGTGCGTTTGTTACAACGGGTTGACCAGTCCTTGTTTCAGTTGATACAGGGTTTGATTTTTGCAGATACGGCTCGAGTTTTTCATCGAGTAAACTTTGGAACTCTGCTTTTTTATTCCCGATTAATAGCTCTTTATCTGGGAAGTCCTTTTCAAAAAGTTGGATGTCACCAGACTCAGACAGTGTTAAATGTGCTTGTGAATTAAGTTCGTCATATATGTCGTTCAAAATTCCTTTCTTTACTCGCTCATCCTGATAAGGACTTGCAAGTGGCTTGGATGTTGCCTTCAATAAAAACTTATCTTTTAAGAATTTGTCTTTAAATGCCTTTTCCTGCTCGTTAAACTTTTCAGCCCAACTAGCTTCGATCTCATCTTTCTCTTGTGCTAATTTTAATCTCTCAGCTTTCAAAGACTCAATCAATTCTTTGTTTTCTCCTTTACCTTTGTCAGCTATCTTTAATGCTTTGATTGCTTCTGGTATTAGGTCTGCTTTATCACTTATAAACTCTACGTCTGTGTAGTCAATTCCTAACACCTCGTAAGCCTCCTTCAATTGGGATTCTACTTTCTTTAGAGCTGTTTTCCTTTGTACTGGATAAAGTTCAGATGCTATTTCATCTCTTACTTTCTTATCTCTTATAGCTGCATCTTTAGTCATTAACCCACTCAATTGAGTTTTAATGGACTCAATTCCTTCCTCTGTTAGTGCGTATTCACCGTCTAACTTCTGAGCTTTTACCGCCTGATCTAACTCATTTGAATCTATCAAAGAGTTAATCGTACCTAGTATTTTAAATACCTCTTCCATTATCCGCAAGTAGTACATCGTTCGACATCAGAACTAAACGGACTGCCTTCTGGGATTACAATATTAAAACCTCTTTGGATTGAGATATTAATTTGTGGCCTTGTTAGCCATTGTTCTTCACCGCCTAAATAAATCTTATAGGTAGTTGCTTGTTGTAGCCTATCTTTAGGCTCTCTTACAAATTCATCAACAGGAGGTTCATCCTTAACCTCTAGTTTTCTTGTTATAACCTTAGTAGGCTTTTCAGTAGTTTCAACTACTTCTTTTGTGGTTTCAGTTGCTTCAACTTCATCCACCTTTACTTTTTTCGGTCTTGCCATGCAACAAATATAATAAAAATAAACTAATTGTTAAATATTTAACAATTAAGATTGAATTTCAACATCTTCTGGTTCTTCAATATCATTCTCTACATCATCCATTTCAACTTCTTGCACAGGTTCTTCTCTCATTGGTTGAACTAACTGTACATCCTCTACAAATCCAGATTCTTCTTTTGCTATATCGTTAGTTATCTTAATTTGTTCCTCTAACCCTAAGTCTAAGAAATCCTCATTTTTAAATATGGCTGTGTTAATAATATCCTTTACATTATTAGACTTGTATATCTTCCAGCTTGGCTCACCTAGATTTTGAAGCGTTAATAGTTCATCAATCGTACGACCAAAGAACGGATTAAGATCAATTACCAATTCATTGAACTTCATTAACCTTTCATTGTTTACAAATTTTGATCTAATGATCTCCTTCTCTAAGTGTGCTTTATAATTGGTACTCACATTTGAGTTTGAAGCATCTTTATACTCATTAGACAGTTGATCTAAAGTAAGGACATTTAAGTCTCTTGGCGCACGTATCTCTGGCTTAATACTGTCATACTCTTTGTCTGGGTATCTCCATGCAGCCGTAAACAATACCATATTATTTAACACATACTCAAATACATGATTAGAGAACCTTAACAAATAAGAGTCTAAATCTTGTCTGTCAATCACTTTAGCTATTCCGCTTTGGTTCGCTCCTGTCTGGTTAATCACTTCCAAATTAATAGATGCGAATCCTTTTTCCTCTTCACTCTTTATTCTAGCTTCTACCTTATCAACTATCTCAATAGGCTTAGATGGATAACCAAATGGAGGTGTCGGTAATGCTTCACCAGGATTAAGAGCATCTTTGTTAACGGTAAATACTCCGTATGGGCTTCTGCTTACCTGACCACTACCTCCACAATCTTCACATCTTATATGTTCATCTTCATCTTTTATTCTAATTGTTATTTGACCAGTACCTTTACAGGGATCACATTCATTAGTAGCAACTTCCCACTTTTCAAGGAACATATGGTTAGTGTACTGTGGTTGTAGATCACTAGTAAGGCTTACTACTTGATTCCAATGAGGTAGAACACCAGCCATAAAAGATTCATAGTAATACGGTTCTAGTTTACCTTTAATTAAACCGCCTAATCTAAAAACAGGAGGGATTCCAAAGTTGTGGTTATATTCAAAGTACAGTTCCCATTGTTGTTTACTTTGTGGCTTTTTCTTTTTCTTATAATAAAGAATAGAATTTTTAGTGTAGATGTGTATCTTTTCATCTAAATCAAATACATAGTAATCTGAATCAACATAGTCAACTAATGTTTCTGCTCTATTAATTACAGGTATAGGCTCGAATCTTTCCAACTCTGATATATTCCAGTTCTTAGGGATAATTACCATAGCTGCATTTGGATCGGCTAATGTTGAAGGTGTATAAGTCTCCCTCAGATAGTTCATTATCGAACGATAAAAAGGGTATTTTTCAAGCAAATAATCCGCTAATGAATCAGACTTCATTTCTGGAAAGTCTAACTTATAAAGCCTCTTGTTAAATATCTTATTAAGAGTGTTTACTACTTTCTCAGAGCTAGACTTTGTTACAGGTTGCCAAACTTCTAATCGGTACCTTTTTACTTCTGGTGATTCATTTGGTCTTTGAATGTTTAATAGTTTCTTGGGTAGATCACCGTTGACATGAACACCCATCTCTTCTGCATGTGATACGGTTTTATCGTAGTATTTATGTGGACTTTTTTTAATGCTATTTAAAAAATCATCACTAATTATTTCTGGTAACATCCTTTTTCATTCTCAAATTAATTTTGCTATTAAATAGCCTTATTACTGCTTGATTCATTGTTCTGTTCTAATCTAAAGCCAGTCGTAATTACCTCGTAATCCTCCTGCCAGTCTGTATCATAGCTCCCATCTTCTGGAAGTGTATAAGCTAAGTAATTTCCATCAATACCTAACTGTAAATCTGAATGAATCAAAGTAGCACTCATTGCATCGTGTTCATTATTATCAAACCACCCTGTTACAAACTCATAATTTTTAGTTCTTACTGTTCTAACAGGTTTGAAAGTTCCGCTAGTTAAATCATAACCATCTCTAGCTAGGTTTACATTAGGCTTTCTCTTTTTAACCTCAACATGAAATATATTATAAAAACTCGGCAACCCTTCATAGTTGTAATTTAATATATTTTTAGCATTTCGATACTTAAAAAGTATTAGACCAGTATCACTAGATACAGATTCTAGCTCATCACTAATGTATAAAACTGCATCTGAATTAGCTGTGTCTATTATAACGAATCTATAACAGTTATTGGGTACTACTGGAAAAGTAAATGTAGTGTACCACCTGTAATCAGTTCCACTTACTATATCCTTTGTAAGAGTCATTACATCTGTAACCACTTGCACAAATGAATCAGCGTGAACTAAGTCAACTCTCCAATAGTTAAAATTAGCGTTAGTTTCTAGGGTATCTATATTAGCATAACTGCTATAAGATTGACCTGTTAAGTATTTATGTTGGTATGTTGCCATGTTACAATATTAATGAGGCTTCGTACTCTTCTATTTTGGTAATGTCATATCCTTTAATCGTGAATAACTCTTTTAAGATGATTGTATCATCAACTACGATCCTTTTTGGGCTATTCTCGATTATTCCATTAACTGCAATCTGATCTGAAATTACAATCGTTTGAGGAACGGCTTGAACCGATATAATTTCCCCTAAATATTTGTCGTAAACTACTAATACCATGATTTTTATGTTTTAAGTCCTGACTGAGTTGTCACACTCCAATTATAATTATTTACAAGTACGTATATTTTCTCTAATTGACTAGCAGGAGTGCCGTCTGAACTTCCTAAAACGAATCCCGACGGTGCTTGATATGTTCCTGTTGGCTCTGCGTTTCCTCCATTCAAAAACATGGCTTTTGCAGTACCCGAAAACAAAGCTCTATTAGTGTACCATGTATCAACTGTTGTGTTCACACTTCCAACGCTCATATCGTTATCAAAATACATTGTTATTGCTCTTAATACCGACCCAACAGGAAAAGGAACGTCTAACGATGAATTTCCTCCCATATCTATAATTGTTCCAACATCATAAGAACCTGTAATCATAGGCATTGAAGTTAGGCTCGTATTCCCATCAATGTAAAAAGAACTTGCGTTTGACTTCAAAGTCAATCCCGAAATATCCAAAGCGGTAAACAAGGCATTTGTATTATTCCTAATTTGGCAAATTTGAATTGTTCCCGTAGTTGGAATCACTAAACTTTGCATCGAGTTATTTCCGATAATTTGATAAACCCTTATGTTACTCGTTATAAACGAATGATCTTGGCTTGTAACAATAGAACCGTTCAGTCTAAAATCATCAATTAAAGCAATACTAGCAGGGTGTGTTATCGTTGATAATATAAGAACGTTATCGAATAATATATCCGAAGTTGCTCCAAAGGTAAGCCCCGAATAATCAACACTTGAAACCCTCGCATTTGTGAAATTCAATTGAGTAACAACTTGATTCGATGTTGGGAATATTACGGAATAGCTTTGGCCACCCCCGTCAGTATTCGTAAAAACTAAAGTCCCCGATAATTTATTTGTAAGTCCCGACAAGTCCATAACGCCCGTTAGAGCCGTGCAGTCTGTGAAATTCAAGCTAGTCATAACTGTTGCGCTATTATTAGGAGGGACAAACCCTGTAAATAAAGAAGCGACTCCACTAAATTTAGTCATATTAGTGAAAAGACTTAAATCTAAAGTCCCCAGCCATCCCGTTAAAATGAATAAATTAAAAACTGTGAAACTATTCGAGTAAATCCCTGCGTTAAAAGCAATTGAGGTAATTCCTCCAAATCTCGCCACCTCAAAAGAACCTTTTAGATCGGTAAAACAAGTTAAATCTAATACTCCTATCGAATCAGCTACGGCACTCCCTCCCCCTGTGTTGCCATCAATTGAAAATTGAGTAATCGGAGAGGTGTTTGTCGTAGTTGGAAATATAAAGTCTGTAATAACATTTACGTTTTCTTCTATAATAAAGGTGTCAAACGACACCCCAAAGTCGAAATTCTGTAAGTCAACAACTCCTTTTAATTTTTTATTAACCCAATTGATTCCTGTTACGGTACTAAATGAAGTGGCTCTTATAGTAATCAACTGATCTGTTCCGTCCAACAAGGCTTTGTTGGTATTGATTGAAGCCCCTGTTAAAATACTACCATCTGAAAATACCCATTCTGTCCCTGCGTCAGCAAGAGGTAAGTCCAACACTAAATTTCCTCCTGCTATATCCCAAGTCGTAGTAATCTGAACTTGAACCAACGGAGTGTCGGTTGTCGCGTTTGCTACTGCGCTAAGTGCGCCTTCCCCTGCTCCGTTGACAGTCGATGCTTTGTAATAATAAGTAGTTCCACCTGTTAATCCTGTGTTGTTATAACTATTCGTAGCTGGTGAACTAATCAAAGTATAAGTTCCTAATTCAGTAGTGCTTCTATACACATTGTAAGTATCTGCCCCTGTTACCGCATCCCATGTTAGGTCTATTTCTGTTGATGATACTGCTGTGGCTACTAAATTAGTAGGTGGACTTAATGGCTCAGATGGTGCTAAGTTATCACACACACTAGGTAACCCACTAGATTGAAGTTCTGATAATGTCAAAGCACCAGACACCTTATTCCAATTTAAAAAATTAGTCTTTATGTTAGATTCTAAACAAGCCATGCTAATCAGTTAAATCATATTCGTAAATACTATCATTTGAATTTCCAGCTAAATACATTTTAAATCCGTCTTTCCCAAAACACATGCCATTCATAGATCCATCTTGAGATACAACGGTGATTGAATAATTAAATAATGCAGATGAAATATCCCATGCCGTTGATAAAATATATTCATGTACTTTATCATCAAATGCTGCGTCTAATGTATATAGTTTTGTCCCATCTGATTTAAAAAACAGTCCTGTAGGAGTTGTGTTTTCTGTGCTTATGTCTAATGATTTATCTAAAGATGCCGTTGCAATATCCCACGATGTAGATAAGTTGTATTGATATACCTTATCATTATCATATCCTATCGTGTACATTATTGATCCATCTGGTTTAAAAAACACATCCCTACAATTTTCATCTTCGCTAGACACGCTAAATGCTTTTTCATAAGATAGTGTTGAAATATCCCAAGCTGAGGATAGTGAATACTGATATACATTATCGTTTGTTGTTCCTGTATGATACATTTTCAATCCATCAGCTTTAAAAAAAAGTCCAGAGCATAAAGAATCCTGTGCAGCAGTGCTAAAAACATCCTCAAAAGAAGCTGTACTTACATTGTAAGGTGTTGATAAAGTATAACTGTTTACTTCATCTGCATTAGTTCCTATAATAAACAAACGAGTTCCATCATCGCTAATAAAAACTCCTGTTATAAATGCCTCTTGAGATGAAATATCCAAAGACCTTAAAAATGTAGCTGTTGATAAATTCCACCCCTGATCTGATACTATATTATCGCAGACACTAGGAACACCACTAGCTTGTAACTGAGCCAAAGTATAAGAGCCTACAACCTTATGCCAGTTTAAAAAATTAAAATCCGTTTTCTGTTCTATACAAGCCATGTTAATCAGTTAAATCATATTCAAATACCTTGTCATTATTATTACCACTCACATACATTTTAAACCCATTTGATTTAAAGAATAACCCAGTAGGTATTATATCTTGAGCCGATACACTAAACTCTTGTAAGTAAGAAGCTGTACTAATATCAAAGGCACTTGATAGAGTATATTGATATACCTTATCATTCTGTTGCCCTACAAAATACATCTTAGTGCCATCTGTACTAAAGTAAACTCCTGCTGGACTTGTATCTTGAGTTGCTACGCTAAAGTCTTGATTAAATACACAAGTACTAATATTAAACGCTGTTAGATCGTACTCATAAATCTTGCTATTTGTAACCCCTGCAATATACATCTTAGTTCCATCTGGTTTGAAAAATAAATCAAATGGTGCTGTATCTTGAGTATTAACGCTAAAGTCTTGTAAGAATACAGATGTACTCACATCATAATTAATGCTTAGATCGTACTCATAGACTTTATTATTTTGCCTACCTAATACATACATCTTAGAACCTGTATTATTAAATGTTACTCCATTAGGTGTTGCATCTTGTGTATTAACACTAAAATTTTGAAGAAATACAGCAGTAGTTATATTAAAATTAGTTGATAAATCATATTCTACAACATTATCATTATCTGTACCTATTATGTACATTTTAGAACCAGTAGGATTAAATGTAAGACCTTGAATTGCTCCATCTTGAGTTACTACGCTAAAATCTTGTAAAAATAAAGCGGTTGATAAATTCCACCCTTCATCACCAACAATAGGAGGTGTATAAGAATAAGAATCAGACCTTTCTAATGTTACTACTTTTGCTATCTGTTGAATAGGTGAACGCTTTATATTAATAGGAAAACCAGTCTGTACATTTCCTTCATTGTCACGATATGTCAAATAACCATAATCCTTAGTAGAGTCTAAATTATTACCCTCCATCGATCGGACAATTGAATTATAGGTTTCATCACTCATTGCAATAGTGAACTCATGTTGTACTGGTTTAAACAATCTAAACCCTTCAAAGTTGTCTGATATTGCTATGTTTCCAGTGCTAGATCTAGTTAGCAATTGACGATCACCTAAAACACACTTTGCATAGCTTACATACTTTTGAGTAAAGGCTTTGTTTATTTCACTACTTACATTTTGAATTAATTTATCATTTGTCTTTCCAAAACAAGCACTATTTATTAAAAGCCCATGATTTAAAAACATTTGTACAGGTGCTTTCCTGAGATTGTAAGCCGTTGAAGGGTCGTCTATTCCTGTTATTAATTCAAACGCTTCATCATTCTCTGGTACTATACTTCCTGCACTTCTAATCCCTGCTACTATAAATACATTTTCATCATACTTCCAGGTCTTATCAGGAGTTAATCTAGCGTTAAATGTAGCTTGAATCAATCGACCACTTGCGATAAATGGGCTTATCTTACTATAACTTCCTTCAATGCTACTAACTGGTGTTTGATATTCAGCCTTAGTAAGGAAGTCTTGTATATTGTCATCAACATCTTCATCATTAGCATACTTACTATATCCTATCTTTATATTATTGACCAATAAAGGATCAAAACTGTTTTCTTTATAGGAATCACCTTCTTTTATTTCATCCGGACTGCCTAAGTCTATTATTTGAGTGTCCCGGTAAAAGTATTCCATCAACTCCGCTACCATAGAATAACTACCATAAACATTCTTAAAGCCCCATCCACAACCATACTCAGCTATCACGTGATCTAAACACTCCTTTAATGATACCTCTAATTGGTTTGATTTACCTCTTAACTGATAACCATTAGTAAGCATATTTAAACCGCCACACCCATCAGTACCAGCACCATGCTCTGTTAATGCTAAAAAAGAAGATTCTAAACTATTTGCTTGGCCTGTTAGGATCTGGATAATCCTTTCCATTACATCGTGAATTAGCCAGTATTTAACTTCTACTTGTTCACTAGCTGTTAAGTAGGCAAAATCCACATAACTGTCATGATAGATTCTAAACTCAAAAGCTGAATCCATTGTATCGGTTGCGCTTACTCTTTTAGCGTTAGTAACTAAATAAAAACTAAACTTATCACCATCTACAACGCTTAAACCTGTTTGAGTATAAGTATCATTGACAACAAACATAAACGTCTGTGGTGTTGCTCCGTATCTAGTATCTGTATCTATCTCGTAAGGACTTGAACCTTTAGAAGTACCTCCACTATCTGTATGAGTTAAATAAAGAAACCAATCGCCCGTGACGGTATCAGCACCAGTATAAGATGTTACGGTAACATCTAACTCAAAATGCATCTTAGTTTCAAATGTGTAAGTGCCATCTGAATCAGGTATTAGCATTACTTCAATTAGATTAGTGCCATCAAAACTAGGAAAGCTCATTGATTGAGGTTCTTTCAGGTCCTCAACAGTTGGAAAGCTAAATCTTAACTTTGCATAAGCTGTTTCAATCGTTGAACTAGTGCCAGTAGTTGAATAATTAAACGTGTCAAACAAAGTAGAACTACGGCTTTTATTCCAGTATGCTTTCCAACGCTCAAAGAATGAGATAGTATCCCATTGTGTGGTGTAATATGTCAATGAACCAGTAAGAGTATTGCCATCTAAATCTACGGTTGTATCTAGTTTTACTTTTGTGTTTAGTCTGTTCTTTAGTTTCTGTTTGAATCCGCTATCCTCAAAATCAATCATGAAATAGTCCTGAGTATATTCTCTATTTTCAAAGATTGCATCACCTATAAAGATGTTTTCCCATGCAAAATATTGATCGGTTCTTTTATCAACGGTTAAAGTAACAACAGCATCAAAACCATCATTCTGAAAGGCTGCCTCTAGTAGATCTCTTCCACTACCTACAAAGCCTAATTTAATAGTTCCTGATGTGTATTGAAATACAGCACCATGACTATTGAAATCTCTGTTTAACTCAGATTCAAAGTTAACCCAGTCTTTGGGCTCATCTACGGTTGTATCTGTTCCGCTATATGTCAATATGAATCTATACTCAGTCATTCTAAACTACGTTCATGTAGTATATCTTTTAACTTTCTTTTGAACTATTGAATTATTCCTTTTAGTTCGTATGGTTATGCCCTCTTCACTTATGCTGATATTGTTGATAGGTCTGTTTCTGTATTCGTTAATCAGTTCTGAATTATCCGACTTAACTATAATAGGAGTTGAACCACCAGACAAACCATTAATAATATCTGGATGTATCTCTAGGTTGTTTAAAGACTTAAAGAACCCATGACCGTATTTAGCTGCTGCCTTTCGACTCATTACATGCTCCCCTAACTCAGCTTCAATCATTGTTCCTCCTCTTGAATGAAGATTACCACCTACACGCCCTCCATGTTCAAACTTTGGAGGCTGTGAACTTGCTATTGATGCAATACTTTTGAGTCCGAATGCTGTTGCTGCTGCTGCTGCTATAGGCGCTAATACTGGACCGACTACAGGAATACCAGAAACTGAGTTATAGGCTGCTATTGCGGCTTTTCTTGTGCTTAATGTAGCCTCGAATATTGCTCCTGCTTTAGTCCCTGCAAACCCTTGTGATATTAACCCCTTGATAGTCTCCCAACCTTTTTTCTTACCATCGTTTATTAGCTCTTCTGATTCTATTTTCAAGTCTGTTATCCTTTTTTCTGACTGTTCAATAATAGAAGCCCTTTCCTCCTCTAATAAAGATTCATTATCTAAAAGAACTCTTCTATTTTCTAATTCAGCTTCAACTAACATATTAGATTGCTCTAATCTAAACAGGGTTAACTCTTCAATTGCTGATTTTCTTCTATCGTTTAAATCTTTTTCTATTTCATTTTCTTTATCAATCGCATCTTGTTTTTCTTTAGCCTCTTTATCTAATTCTGCTTGTGCTTGTTTCCTAGTAGTATTTATTTCTCTTTGTAGTGTTAGCTCTTGATTTAACCTTTTAGTTTCAATTCTAAAAACATTTGCTTCCGCTTCTGCCTCTGCATCTAAATTTTCTTTTGTTGATTTGCTAAATGTATTTGAAATTCTTATTTCCTCTGCCCTATTTTTAGCAATCTGTGCCTCTGTTTCTATAAGCTTATTTTGTAAATCACTAGCCTCTTTTAAAAATGCTAATCTTTGCTGAGCTGTAAATTCGTCTTGCTGTCTACCTTTTAATCTAAGGTCAGCAACCTTACCCTCTAAAGCTGCGGTTTTAACAAGGAACTCTCTTTGTAATTTATCCGTTGATGCTGTTAAGTCTGCTAATCTTTGTGCTTCGGCTACTTCTTGTTTAGTTTGAGCTACAAAGTCTTTAGATGCCTCTATTACTGCCTGATATCCTGAAACCGCTTTATCTGAAAAGTCTTCTACGCCTAGAGTAACCTTAGCAACAGCGTCTCCTGCCGTTTTTGCAGCTTCTGAAAAATCACCCTTTAATACCTGCTCGATTGCTTTTCCTAATTGTGGCAAAAGTTCAGTAAGTCCTACTAACCTATTTACAATGTTAGTTTTGATTGAGTTACTAAATGATGCAATACTTTCTTTAGGATTCTCAAAAGCACTAATTATCCGCTCACCTATATTTGCAAAAATGTCTGATACATTGCCTACTATAACTCCTATTGAAGCCATTATTTTAGCAAATTTATTTTGACCTTCTTCTGATGAAGTAACTGCTGCCTTTAAAGAACCAATAGCCACAATAAGCAAACCAATACCAGTAGATGCAATTGCTACCTTTAGAACTTTCATAGCTCTAGTTGTTCCTGATGTAGCTTTACTTGCTACAAACATGCCAGATGCAAGATCACCAGCTCCTTTACCAGCAATAGTAAACCTATTACCTAACTGTTTAAGTTGATCGCCTGTACTTGCGAATATGCTATTGCTTTTTTTGAGTTGTTTTTCTTGTTTAGCAAACTTCTCAGTAGTTTGATCTGTTTCTTTTTGAACTACATTGTTAGCTTTTTCTGCTTTCTCTAGTTCTTTGTTGGATGCTGCTAGTTGATCTTTGCCTTTTACAACATATTCTATTACGATATTAGAAGTAGCCAAATCATTGATTCTTACGGGCTTGTTTTTGCCTTTCGGCCTCTAAATTGTAAATATACTCATAATATTCCAAAACGGTCATAGCCTTAATTGAATTAAAGCGTGTAGGGTTAAACTCTGCTAACTGCCATGAGTTTTTTATCCTTTTGTCTCGGTGTTTGACGATACTCTTTGTAAAATCGATTGAAGATAGTCTTTTTTTACGCTTGTTTGTCTGGAAAAGACTTCTAAATCTTGCTTCGATATATCGGTCACAGGTAGATATTTTTGAACTGATTGATTCAAAAAAAAATCAGGTATGCCATGCTTCTTGAACTTCTCCATCTTTTCAATTCCCAAATCATAGTCCCATTCATACACGTTTTCATCTTTAGTAAAGAACACACATGAGAATAGCATCATAAATAAATCTGTTTCCATGTATATGGATAGACAATGTTCAAAGCCTTGTATTACCTCCATTATATCTGTGAGCTTTCCTTTGTTAACAGCTTCCTTTTGTGCTTTGATTAGGTCTTTAATCTCATCTGTTGACATACGCCAATCGCATTGAGTTGCTAAGTCTTGGAATTGCTTATACCGTTCAATAGGCATATCAATTAAATTACTAAACTCATAGTAATCAACGCCATCAATAGTAAATGCAAATTCTATTTTCTTCTTGATGTCTGGATGAATAGCAGACTTAGGAGTTATCTTAGTTATTGATATGTCGTAATTAAATAGTTTCATAGTTTATTATAAATGCTTCTATCATGGTTTTATTCGGTTGTAATTATATTTCATTTTCTTTGAGCGGCATAATCGAAGTATAACTATATGCCTTTTTCCATAAAAAGAATTTAAAAATATTCATTTTACTAAGTTTATCAATCTCTTTTTTATATGCCCTAAATAGCCTTGTAGATTTATCAATCTCTTTTTGAATATCATTTTTCAGCCCTTCTTTTGTTAGATATAGTTTTCTTCCGTAGAATAAATCTAATTTTATACATCCATTTAAATCATCTCGATACTTTATAAGTTCATTGTTAAGATCTTTCATCTTTTCATACTCTTCCATTGGAATTAATACCATTTCTCCAACAAATTGATTTTGTGTTGTGTGTAGCATAATTAGTTTCATAGCTTATTTAAAATGTAGTTCAATCCACTCAATGAAAGCACCCAGACAGGAATGTAGTAAAAAGGAAGGTCAACTAATAATAAAAAGTAAATAGTCCCATATAGTGATGCCATGCATGGAGGACAATCATAAGTAACTTTCTCTAACATTCTTTGTCGGTGTGCTTGTTTCGGTGTAGGAAATCCCTTTCCTATCACAACAAATTTAGTTAAAAAGTTTAACAATTGACCAGTCCTTGTACTCGCATGAATACCGTAAATAAGGAATGAATTGATTAATAGGTTTTCTATCATTTTTAATTATCTTTTAGTGCTTTCTTTGGATTGTATATTAGATCAGGCCATTCGGCATCTATCAGATACCTAAATCCATCCATCCAATCGTTCTTGTTAAATTGCCTATCCTTTATTAGGATACCATGATCATTTACTTTAGCAAATTTACAATCTCTAATTAATTCTTTATGCTTCGGATCAATACTTATATTTCTATGTTGCAAAGCGGAGTTACAAAGAACCCTAGATTCAATTAATCCAAGATTCATAGCTCTAATTCGTATCTGTGGGTTACTCAAACTCAACTCGTTTTTAATAATCTTCCAATATGATGTTTTTCCTCTAGCTGTCCCAGTTCTATTTTTTCCACTTGCATCACCAGTAACAACTAGGAAGTTATTAGGATACTTTGCTTTAATCGCATCACAAACATTGTAAATATCACTATCTCCCAACCTAATAAAATCAACTACATTGATAGTTTTCTTATCTGGTGTTTGATAAACTGTAACTGTAAAAGGATCAATATTAAAATCAAATGATAGCTTAATAGTCTGTTTTAAATCAACATCAACCTTCTTAATATGCTTTGATTCATCAAATGAATAAAGAAAAGGAAGCTCAGTTGAATCTACATATTCAGCCATATATTCCTGGTCAAATGTAATAACATCTAGTTGTTTCTTTGCCTCTTCTATTTCATCTACTGATATAAAAGGATTGTCATAAGTAGTAAAATGGAAAAAAGCCCAATTATCAAAGCTCTTATGTTTTTCTTCTAGCTTATAAAATCCATTATTATGCCCTTTTGGTCTACTAAGTATCCAAGCATCACCAATTAAATCTGTAAGTGTAGGTCTAATTGTTTCCTCCCATGCTTGGTACAGCTTCTTAGCTTTTGCTGCTTCATCTATTATAACTCTTTTATATTTTCTTCCTTGCCCTGAGTCTGGATCATCCATAGACCAAAAATCAATGACACCACCAGTAACCAAGTCTATTTGTTTAAGCTGTTCATCTTTCCTTGATATAACATCTTTATAAACTATCTTAATAGACTTCCATACTTCTGATAGATCTTTGTAAGTTGGAAACCATATACCAACAGGATAACCATCCAACGCAATAGAGCTAAGTTCTTCTATTAAAGAAGTCTTACCAAACCTTCTACCACATCTTAAATGATTAAATCGTTTGCAATTATCTAAAATTATTTTCTGTCCTTTATGAGGCTCTTCTAAAACAACTTCAACCTCCATTTTTACGGACTACTTTTATAATCATTTCATTTTCTTGATTATTAATTATTCTTGATTGTTTAGGTGTTGTAAATTCAAGTAGCTTAATGATAGCATCAATCCTTTCTTTAGGTTCAAGAACTTTTAAATCTTCCTCTAAGTCTTTAGGACATGATATAAGTTTATTGATTAGTTTCCTATGTTCTTGGGTTACCTTGTTTGGTACTCCTTTTTTTCTTCCATTAGGATTGTTAGTCCTACCTTTTGGCAATCCCATTTAAGTAAATTTTTGTTGTTTTCTAAAACAAATATACTAAAAAGGCAATGAATATTCACATAAATACACTTTGTCAAAATCCCTACAATTTTTCCATCCAGATAATCTAAGTCTTAAATTTGTGCTTCTGCCAACATATATTATTTCCTGATTGTGTACAAGCATATAAACAAAGTTTCTATATCTTACCTGAGTGGGTATTTTGGGTATTTCCTGCTTACTAATTACAGCACATAACAGCACATTGCCAAAAGTGGGGGGTTCGTTTTTCAATTCAACATTTTTCATATTATCAAGTTTTGTATTTCAATTTAACTTGGCGCAAGCAACGCACCATATACTTTCCGTTAGGTGGCATTACCAAGTTTGAAAGTCAGATGTTTCAATCCCGAAGTATTTTAGTTTTTTATTTATGTCAGCTAATCAAAGGGTTTTACATTAAGCATTATCTATCACTAAGTAATTTTCGTATAGCCTGCCGTATTTCATGGTTTACACTTGTGCCGTTTTCTTTTGCTACTTGTTTTAGTTGTTCAAGTAGTTCGGGTTCTATTCTTATTTGGTAGGGTACTTTCATTAGTTTAAATCTGCTTTAGTTACTAATTCTACGTTTAAACCTTTTGCTTTTAATCTTTTGTATTCTTTTAGTGATTTAGTGCGTATCATATCTTTGTTGTTTTTGTATACACAAATATAATACAATTATATTACAATACAACTATAATACAAAAAAAGTTTTAAATTAATTCCGCAATAGATAACACAAAGTAAGAACCCATAGAAAAAACGGGTCTTACTCATAGCGTTGTATGCCATTAAAACGTCAAGGGCAAAAGCCCATACAACAATGCATATAAAAAATAGGCTGGTTTCTGTCCTGCTAAAAATTTATCAATGACCCATATCGCCAACTCTAGTCCCGAGTGTTTGTTGTTACAAACGCCTACTTTTCATATACTTTGCCGTTGTAGGTAATACTATATAATCAATAAGGAGCGTGTTCAAAGTTTGATTCTAATTCTGGAAACTTCTCAATAGGTACTGAACTAGATAAAGGATCATTACCATTGAAAATATATCTCCTGGTTTTAATGTCAAATTTTATATTTTCAACTTTTCCCCTTTGGCAAACTAGCTCTTGCATCCTTTGTTTTAAGTTATGAAAGGTAACTAAATTACCATCAAATTCATCAAAAGGTGATGGCCTTTGTATTGAGTAAATACCATCCATTGAATTATCCCAAGCAGCACCACCACTAAGCATGTACTGATTGCATGGGTTTAAATCTCCATTGTTATCTACTCTAGTTACTCCTGACTTTGGATGAGCTACCCAATTCATTACACTATTAGTTTCAATAGCAAACTCTTTAAATCTTTTAAATACTTGGTGCAAGTGCTGGTCATCTCTCTTATTTGGTTCTGGTTCTATATTCTTAAACGGATCAATCAGCACACCATCAAAACCTTGCTTAGCAAATACTCTTTTTAATAGATTATAGATGTCATCTATCTTAGTTTCTTTTGGATCTAAAAATATAAAGTGTTCTTCTATCCATTTATTCATCTCTCGTATTTCATCAATGGTCATAAATGGTATTTGATATTTCTCATGGATATGTTTGTAAGGTGTCTTGCCTGTAATTGTAGACATCATTGAATAAGCCAAAATATTATAGTGGACTTTTATCTTACCATCTACAAAGTTTGCTCCCTTCATTTCTGGAGACCATATCACCCATTTCCATTTAGACTTTAAAGCTTTGACTATCATCATGAATAAAGTGAACTCAGTTTTACCATCGTTAGGGAATCCTGTCCAACAATTCTGGTGGCCTCTCATCCAAGCGAAGTGTTCTCTCATATCGTTAACCATACAATCATCACCGATCTGTACACCGTTAGCATGGTCTTGTTTCATTATATCAATATCAAGCCCTATTACATCAGAGTTTTTCTCTTCTTTAAATCCTTTTAGATTTTGTTTTGATTTTAGAAATTCTTTTAAGTTGCTCATTTAGTTTGTTTTATTTGTTCTACCCTTCCATCTCTCCAATTTATATAATCCTGTACTCTTGATTTAGTATAACTACTTGCATGATGTCCTAAGTATTCCAGGAAAGAATCACCTAAAACAAATACATCTTGGCTTAACTCTAATTGATATTCTTCTATCAATGACCTTTCAATATCTGAATCCGTTGCTATTACTAACTTATCCAACAGTTTAGCGAAGACTAATTTAAACCTATTTTCCATTATCATCATAGCTACCCTTTCTAGGTTATAATAAGTAACTGGGTTTATGATTTGTGATTGAAGCCATAGAAACGATTCTAAGCTATTCAATGTCAAATATAGGTAAGTAGACATCACGTCACCTGATCGTTGCTCTATGGTCATATAAAGACCTTTAGAATAAGAATCTGTGAAATCATTAGCCTCTAAGAATGAAATCCTTTCAAACTGTCCATCATTTATAGCAATTACCATTAGTTGACGTTCTAGTTCTTTCATTAAAATTGCATCTTACGATTTCTTAATGTTTTCAAATATTCGTTAACCCAAAAACTAACTATTGCTGGACTTACTTTTAATGGTATTCCATAATCACCTTTCAAACCATTTCTAATGCCTGACACAATATCATTACCATTAGCCTTTGGAAAATCTTCTTTCAACTTATTGTGAGTTCTAGTAAGTGTCTCAGGTGTACAATCAGTTAAGGTATCTCTATACGCCAATACTACTGTTTTTTCTAGTACAGGCAATTGGTTTATTTTTTCTAGTTCCATGATATTAAATTTTCTTTTCCGTTAGTATTTATTTTAAAAAATCCTTTCCATCCGTTCTCAATACTGTTCATTATAATTTTTAAAGCATCTGATTCATTACCATTTGATTTATCCGATAAACTTTTTAAAGCTGCTTGTTCTGATACAACGCTTTTGTAACTAAACTTATGCTCTTTTTTCTTATATTCTTTCCACATAGACCAAGCATTTATAAACTCTTCTGAATCAAATGGAAAAATCAACCCCTCTTTTTTCTTTATTACAGTGTCATTAACATTAACAGTATCATTATCATTAACAGTTACATTAACATTAACAGGTTTTGTAGGTTTGTCTGGGTTATTAATTAACCCGCTGGGTTTTTTAGGTTTTTCTTTCTTTGGTCTACCTCCAAGTTTACCATTTTCTCTACTTGTTGATGCTCTTGATTCCCATTTTATTAAATCACGTTTTAGTTGATGTTTGATTGGAGCAAACAAAGCATTTACTATTGGATCATCTGATATTGGGTTTTTATCATTGACATAATCAAACAAGTGCATTAATACTTTCTTGCACATATCAGGAGGTAAATGCTCAAACATCTCCTTTTGATCGCAGTACATTACAAATGATTTTTTATTCTCTGCCATAAAATAAGAAAGGGACACCCTCCGTTCTCGCCAACGTCGGGTAATCCCTTAAATTTCTTCGTTAATATTAGATAGGCGAGTATCTATTAACTATACAAATATACTACAATCTAACTACAAACCTATCAAACCATGACTCAAGTGATTTAATTATTTGAAGTGCCTTCTTTTTACCTTCATCATCCATACCCCCTAGAATGTATTCGGGTTCAAACTTGTCTGTGTAATATTTCAATTCCTTCATCATCCCAATAGTATGAATAGCGTCTGCAAATCCTTCTGGTTTTGGTTTCTCTAACCACTCTCTATTCTTAATCTGTTGTTCAGTCAATGGTTTTGTACCTTGCTTTGCCAGTGCTGTTAGAGTAGGGACATTATTAGACTCTACCTGCCTATTAAAATCATCTTCTGGAATATTGGAAAGTCGGTTGGCTTGTTTGATTTGTCGCTCAGATAAACCAACTGATTCACCTACCTCTGATTTAGAGTGAGAAGGGTCGCCACCGTCCCTTTTCACTTGTGCGTATTGATTGTTTTTACCTCTACCATCAAGCAACTTCAACAACTCACCACATCTTCTAATGGCTCTTGCTCTAATCCTTTTACTCATCTTCTCTAGTTCTTCATCTGCTGATTGCCTAGCATAAGAAGCTAAAGCCTGTGCCTTATCTGACCAGTCCTTACACTCGTCTAACTCATTACATTGATAGATAGCCATCTTAGCATTTTCGTATGCAACTGGAAGAGGTGCTGAACTAATATTAAGCTTGTGTATTATTGAAACTTCGCTCATCTGTTCTCTGTGTATTCTTCTAATTCTGTTGCATGAAGTAAACAAGCCCTACCCATTTTTCTTAAATGGTCTGCCTTCGCTTTTACTTCTTCTTTTGTTAAATCGTCAACTGGTACTCCTAACTGCTCACCATCTCTATTAATAGAGTAGTATTTTTGAACGTATTTTGTACCCTCGATAGTCAACTGTGAATTAAAATTATCTTCACTAACAACTAACTTTTTACTCATAACAGACCTTACTTCTCGCCTGACATTAGAGTAATTATTGTGAGTGCTAAATGGAGCTTCTTCCATTAACTCTTCATCGTGATTTCTACAAACCATTGATGCAACTGATCGAGGATCAATCACAATTTTGTCAGCCATTAACTGATCAATTACGGATGAAATTTCACCCACTAATACTTTCTTGTAGCTCATAATATTTATTATTTAAGTGATGGGTCTTTATATTTTCTAAAAAACATTTCAGTCCTTTCTTGTGTTTCTTGTGATTTACAGGTAACGCTAGATAATTGGAAGTTGTCTAACCAAGTATTCAAACTTGAATAAGCAAAAAAATCTTTACCAGATTCATAGTAGAATGATAATTCAAAATCAAATAACTCTCCATCTATAAACTTAGGATTTAAGGAAGTAAAAGTAATAATATTATCCCCAATAAATGAAAAGGAAAATACTTCCTCTCCAAAGTATTTTTCAACTTCTTCTCTACTTTTAAAAATATTTTCGTAGTGTTTCATAATCTTTAATTTTGATTGTTTATTTTTTCCTCGTAATCCTTATCATAATGCTTTGACTCTTGATCTAATCTTAAAGAATCTACTGCAAAGCCACAAGTATCTCTTACATCTTCAAGAAAATGAATTAAAGAATCATATTTAAAATCTCCTAAATCAAATGACTCATCTTTAATGCCATCATACGTGTCTATCAAATAGTTCCACACAAACCTAGTACTTTGACCGTCTTCAATACCATAACCAGCCATCTCGGTTATGTTGCTGTACTTATGATGATTTGATATTAAATTTTGAATGTATGACTTTAGATTAGTGTCATTTTTTACCGCTAACAGTTTTAATTCCTTTAAAATATCATCTGGAATATCAATAATTTTTTTCATAGTTTTTTTTATGTAAAGATATACAATATATGCCTTATACTCAATATATAAATTAAATCAAACATAACTATTAACTTTCCTACCTACTTTTTCCATCCTTGCCATGCGTTCTCTAAGTTGCTGGTTGCTGTATTCTAAAGCCCTGTTGTCCTCAACTAATACCCTTTTGTGTTTAAGTTCAGAAGCATCTCTTTTGTCCTTTTTACGAACTAATGAAACCTCGTATCTAAGTTGGTCCAGTTCTTTCTTGTACTTTTCAATCTTAGCTTTCATTTGATCGTATTCTCTTTTTGTTATGTTCATAGTAGTGTTAATTGTTTATCGTTTACAAATCTTGATTTAATGTCTTTTAAGTTTCTAATAGCTTGTTTGTAATAGCTATCTTTTAATTCAATACCAATAGCTTTACGACCTAAAGAAACAGGCGAATAAACTTCACTACCAACCCCCATAAAAGGAGTTAAAACGACTTCATTAGGATTAGAATATAACTCTACTATTCGATCAATTACATCTAATTGCAATGGGTGAACGTGTTTCTCATCATCCTCTTCTTTACTTTCCTTGTATTGTAATACCTCATCTATTCTAATATCATCCCATACACTAGAAGCGTATCTTTGCCAGATGTAATGACTTAATTTATTGCTCTTTGGGTCTTTATGATCTATAAATTCTTTGTTTAAATGATCCCATAATTCATCCTCATTTAAGTTTGAATTGTTAGCATTATTCCAAGCTCTTAAAATATTAGGTAGTATTGGTATTTCTCCGTGATATTGTTTGAATCCACTATCATGTGTTACTGGTACTTTATTTTCACCTTTCTTTGTGAATATTAAAACATAGTCAGGCATAGCAGTAAAACACTTGGTCGAATCTTCTACAATAAACTTGTGCATTAGACTTTGCACCATTGTACGCATCCTGACCTTTAAAGGCTCTTTCCAAATAGTTATTCTATTACGATATTCAAAGCCGTATTTCTCGTGTAGTTTAATTACCTCGTGTGGAAAATCCCATAACCTACAAGTGTTATCAAAAACGTCTGTACAATGAACAGCGTTTATTCTTCCTGGTTTAGTAATCCTACCCATTTCTTTAATCAGAAAATCATACTGATCTAAGAATTGTTCTTTGTTTTCACAGTTTGAAAAATCTCTTTCACTTGAACTGTAATTATAAAGCCCAGCAAAAGGAGGTGAATAAACAGATAGGTCTATACTATCGCTTTTTAATTCTGATACAACATCCATACAATCTCCATTGTATATGCTATACTGATCTGTGTGTAATTGGTCTTTAACTTTCATCTTGTTTCGTTTGTTTTTATTTTGTTAATTAATTCTGATTCAATATTTATATCGTAATGCTTTGCGAAATTTAGACATACTAAAATAACATCAGCTAATTCTTCACTAGATTCTTGTGTAGTTCCATAATACAAAGCCTCAATAAACTCTTGTACCTCTTCTTGTAATTTCATTACAAATTCGGTTTCTGTTGTGTTATTATTTATTAAGCCTCTTTTTACAATGCTTTTGTAATTACGTTCTATTAAGTCTTTCATATAAAACTAGGTTTAATTACTTTTTTATTAAATTCTTTTTGCTCAAATGTAAAAGACCTATTAACATTTTCAGTAAGATTTTTATGTAGCTGTTTAGCCTTTTCTGTTTTTGTTTCTATCGCCTCTAAAACAGCCTCCATACCATCAGATAATACTAGGTCAATAGTTACTGTTTGTTTTTGTCCAAACCTCCAGAAACGCCTCATAGCTTGGTATAATTGTTCATAACTATAAGTAGGGAAGAAAACAGAATGGTTACAATGTTGCCAATTCAAACCCATACCAGTCATCTTAGCTTTTGTAATAATTCTTTTAATGTTACCATCTGCAAAATTTACAAGTATATCCTCTTTCTTTTCCATCGACATACTTCCAATAATCTCAACTGATTCGCTATCTAATTCTTTTAGTAGTTTACTTTCATCATTCAAATTACACCAGTAAACAGAAGTTTTGTTATCAGCTAGTTGAACAGCTTTCTCACATCTTTCTTTTATAGTTTGTCTCTGTTCGTGTCTTATTTCATGAAACCCTTTTGCTTTCAAATTAAATAATTGAGTTTGTCCATCAATAGAAATTAAGCTGTTATTTTTAATCCAATGTTTATTAATAATTAATTCTGGTAAAATATATCTTTCATCCGAATAACCTAAATCACTAGGCATTTTTGCAAGTATAGACCATTGATTTACCCACGCAAAAAAATCATTTTCAGCATGAGGTTTTAAATACCATTTTTCTCCAGCGTGTTTAGGATCAATTGAATTATTATTATTCTTAAAAAACTTTCCTAACATATCCATATAACCCATATACCCTAGTGCTTCGCTTGATGTGCCTAACTCAATAAAATCATTTGGTGATGGTGTTGCTGTACTTAAAAATCTATAAGGTACTTTTTTAATAAACGCTGTTATCTGGCTTTTAATTTTACCATCAAAATTTTTTAATATAGAGCTTTCATCCAACATTACACAAATGAAATCATCTGAATTAAAATAGTGTAATCTTTCATAATTGCATATCACTATTTTCTTTGTAAAATTTCCATCCTTTGAATATTCAATATCATCAATACCAATCTTTTGAGCTTCTTTAATAAACTGAAAGGCAACAGCTAAAGGAGTAAGTATTAGAACATTCTTATTAGTATGTAAAACGACATTATAAGCCTCTGATAATTGCACTAATGTCTTACCTAATCCTGTATCTAAAAAGTTAGCTATACGGCCTTTTTCAATTGATTTTTGTATAACGTGTTTTTGAAAGTCAAACGCTATGTCTGGAAACCATTTACACTCAAAACCATAAGAAGGTAATGAATGCCTTTTTGCTTCTAAGAAATCTTTGTAGTTCATAATTGTAAATTAAAAAAGCCTCAATGTAAATCAGCTCTCACTCTGAAATACAAAAAGGCTTCTAATGTTTTGAATCGTTCTAGTGTGAGAGTCGAACAACATTGTAAATATAATTAAAATAATTCTGTTTGAGTGCTTTTTATCTGATAAGTATTTTCGGATCTTCCGTACTTTCCTTTGATCTTACCGACTTGTTTAATCTTGCCATCTGAATAAAGATTTGATAAGGCTCTACGTATGCTAGTGATAGGAGTAAATCTGTCTTTAAAAAGTGACTCTTCAATCTCTGATGCCGAGAATGGTAATCCGTATCGGCTAAAGAACTCAAAGATTTTCTGTTCCTGTGTTAAGGCTTTCTTCTTGTATTCCTGCAAGGTTTCGCCTGTTTCTTTTGTTGTGTTGTAATACATTTTGTTTGTTTTAAAGTTTAAAATAGTGTGTTTTGTATTCCTGGTTTCGCCTGTTCACCTTGTATTATTTCAATAGCACTATCTATTGAATGTAAGCGTCTTGTTATCAATGCCTGTGGATATAACCCTGACTTCTTTTGAAGGTCGTAGAAGCGTACTAGATCAGCTTTACAGGCTTTTAATTCTTTGGCTAATATCTTACTCATAGTTTTTGATTTCTTTGTTTAATTCATCTAACAATATCTGCTTCTCAAAATTGTGAAGTTTAGAAAGTGAATGTGCTTGTATTCTAAGCCTATCAATAAACTCTTCACCTTTCTTGTTAGTCAACCAATCAACGAACTCAAGAGGTGTTTTGTGAGCTGAGAATGTACTACTGAATGTATGATGGCCGACGCAAAGACATACACCGTTATTAACATTCCATCTAGTTGATCTCTTTGATCTGGAGAAAATATGATGCGAATTTAAGTAAGTAGTCTTACCGCAGTATTCACATTTCATTCCTGCTTTTAGTTTAACAAGTAAAGCCCACGCGGTATCTAGTTTGCCATCTATTCCTTTTCTTACTTTCATATTCTTTTTTTTAAACAACCGACCAGGCACCACCCTGATCGGTCTAACCAACTAACTACAATGCCTACATGAGTGTTCATATCTCTTGCACTCTTTGTCTTTTGGGTATGGACATTTTAAAGGCTTCCAGTATTCACGATCATAATACTCTTCTCCAATCATTCCAATATCCCCTACCTCGTGTATTTTAATTTCGCACTCTTCAATTCTACCCTCTTCAAAGGCATCTAAGCTATCCTCATCTTGATATGACTTAATACAAATTCCTTCTATCTTTCCCATCTTAACAATGTTCTAAACAAATAGGACAAATAGGAAAGTCTGGATCGAGGATATCACCGCAACAAGATAAATACTCTTCTTCCTCTTCTTTAATCACTTCCTTTAGTGTTTTGTATTTCTTAACAGTATCATGCATATCATTTAAGAAATCATCTGTTAGCTTTTTAATGTCTGTTAGTTCTTTCATGTTTGTTTATTTTAATTCGATTTTCATATATGATATTCTTTGATTCATTCTATCAAGCACTTTATTAACTTGCTTTAATAAAAGATTTAATTTAAAACTTTCTGATTCCTTTTCCTTCTCTTCAAAAAAAAAATCTTCGTTTTCTTCTAATGCCTCGTGATCTGATTTATTTATTGCTAACCCTTTTTGAACTAATCTATTCACGGTTTTAGATACGCTTATCCTACGAATGAAATAAGCATGATTGTAGTCTTTATGGGTATCAGCTAGTTCTTCTGCTAATTTATAAGATAGGATAGACAATTTATCTGCGGCTCTCATTAAAATAGCTATCTCACAAGAATCACATTCAACACTATACCAGTCTAGTATTTTCTCTATTTGATTAATCATAAAAATAATTGGTCTATGCCTTTAAGAGTGTATAGGCCAGTCTTTTTAATCTTGGCTATCTTACGAATCTTATCAGCTTGTTTGATTGTGTAATACCTTTCTTGCTTTCCGCCTCTGTGTTTCTTCCTGTCAACTTTGATTTTAAAGTAAGACTCCCAAAACCTAATCTTAGTCTGCGATATTCCTAACTCATTAGCCAAGTCTGTTATTGAGAATCTTACTTTTTTAATCATAGCAAATCGTGTCTAATTAAATACTCACGTTCTTTGAGTTTCTTATAAGCCCTAGTTGATTCCTTTTTAAGTTCTAACCATATCTCATCACTTGAGTAGTCGAACTCATTAGGCTCAATGTTTTGGATGTCTATAAGCTCCCTAAGTTCATTAGGGATTTGCTCATAGACTTCCTGTGGCATTATAGATTTAACTTGATTCATTAGAATGGAAGATCATCTGGTTCATCTTGTCCTTCCATTTCGGCTATTATACCTCTTGGTTCATTGTCGGCTTGAAAGCTAGACTGTTCCACTTTAGTTATCTTCCAAGCTGAAAGACTTGTAAAAAATCTATCCTTCCACTTATTGCAGTTGACATTAAAAGTCACTTCAACAATATCCCCTATCTTATTGTACTTACCGAAGTTCGATACTTTCTCTTCACCGAATAACTCAAAGCAAAATATGTTATTATACTTCTCATCGGTGTCTAGTATAAACTCTTGTTTAACCCATTCACCAGATCCATCTTTCTTTTGTCCTGTGATCTTGGTTAATACTTCTGTAATTCTTCCTACTGATTTAAATTCGCTCATTTTGATTTAGTTTTTAGTTTACTTTTTTAAAATCTTCTGATTCATCCTCTCCAAATACTCCTAGTTCATAGAAGCCTGTTAGCTTTAATACAGCCCTAGACATAGCTCTTTTTTCTGCCATCTCCATTACATACCATGTGGTTGTGTTTCCTATTTCTACCCACTTGCCTTGATCGTTCTGAATTTTACCACCGTACTTAGCACTTCCAAAAGTCTCAATTTTAGCATCTTCTTTTGAAGCAATTGCCTTTACAACACAAAACTCTGGATCAACTTTTACTGCTTCATAAGCAATAAAAATATTTTCTTTTGCTTGTATCTTGTCAATTCCTGGTCTTGTTATAATCAGATAATGTTTGTGTTTGAAAACATCATCTTGAGTTAGTTCATACTTCTTATAAAGTATTGCTATTTTTTCTCTGTTCATCTCCGTATTTGTTTGTTTGTCTTGTTTTACTTTTCTTAGAACTCATTTTAACCAGCTCCCATGACAGGACCCCAGCACCAATGACTAGGCTAATTGCTAATAGTGTTTTCATTTACATTCTTTTTAATAGTTTCTGGAAATATTTTCAATAGTACTTTTACCCATGCGGAAAAGTTAGGCTCCCCTAGATGTTCTAACGCATCTTTTAAAGCTTTCTCATGTAACTCATCGCTCATTCGGATTGGTCTTATTTTGTGCGTCATAATAATTGTATTAAAAGGTAAAGTGTCATTATCGTTGATACGATTATGATTGTTGAAATAAAGACTCCTATACTTAGGAATCTAGGACCTCTGTTTTGTTCCATTAGTTTTGATATTTAAAGTTACGTTCTATTTCCTCTACTATTTCATAAAGGCAGTAGTCTTCCTCATACATGACCTGAGCCACATAGTCAACATGACTACTAGATATACATGAGGTCAATCTCTTTTCAACTTGTCTAAAATTGTTGTCTAGCAAGAATTTAGAAATCTGATCTTCTAAATCTTCTAGGCTTATTTCGCTATAAAAAGTTTCAACCATCATAGTATTAGTGTTAAAATTGTGATAATTATTAGCATTATTAAAATAGCTAATCCTACTGTGTCGGGGTTTGGCTCTTCGTGTGTCATTTGTTTTGTTTTAGTTGATATTCAATTTCTTTTGCTACGTTTCTCAATAGTCCAGATGTGAACTTTGTCCTAGCTGGTTCTCGGTTATCTGTTATTAACCACTCATAGAGTCTTTCTAAATCAGTCATGATATGTAGATGTTGTTTATAAGATTGTGTTCGATTGATCTAAACTGTTTGTCATTGATCATAAGTTTAAATCCATCTAAATCGTAAACAGTAATAGAATAAATCGTTTTTGAGTATTGTTGATTTGTGTAGGTTGGCTCTTCCATAAAACCACTAGGTCTTTTAATAGCCGAACCATGACATGATATGTCAATGACTATTAGATAGCCTTTAGATTCTACCTCATGTGCTTCGTTAATGTATTCGCCTTTTCCATGACGCCAATCAAGTTCTATATGGATGTCTCTAAGGTTTTTGTTGATGTCTTTTAACTGTTCTGCTGTGAGTCTCATTTGATTTAGTTTGTTAGTCCGTTGTTTTTTGCAAAAAATGCTACTACCCATGCTTGTTTCTCACTTATTGGTTTGTGATCTAAGATTGCTCTTTCAACTATTTCTGATGCAAAATGTTTTTTCTCATCAGCTAATTGCATTATTTGAGACCATATTGGCAAATTTGACATTGCAAGTTGATGTCCGTTGCTTAAATCTTGAATTGATGTTTTGATTGCTAAAGTTGTCATTGTCTTATTGTTTTTGTTTGATGTTGTAAATATATACAAAGTATATTTAATATATACTATTAATATACAATTATTTTTTATTAGGCATAAAAAAAACCCCGAATCACCAGGGCTTTTAAATATTCACTTAAACAAAACAAACTATGGAACAAATCTAAGAACAAATATATACAATCTATTCAACATATTGCATTACAACCTTTAACAACTTCAAAACTTCGTCAATATTTATAACGCCATATTTAACAAGGATTGCCAATACTGCAACACTTCCTGCCATCTCATACCATTTAAAGTCTTTAAAATCTCTCTTTCCATCTCCATTCCGATCAGGCAAATAGTTTATTATATTAGGAATTGGCAAAGCATCCATTATAAAAGATGCGATTTTTGTGGCTGCATCACTTTTAAATATAGCAGCTAATCTACTTTGTCCGTTTTTTTCTTTGTATTTTGCCATGCTTATTTCTTATTTATTTGCCAATGTGGTACGTCCACAAAATTAGTCCAATGACCACCATATTCTAAATAATAGTTGTTTGGTATCTTGCCTTCCTTCTGCATTAACTGCCATGAATACCACATACATTTAGCGAAGTGTCTGAATGATCCTGCATCATCGTAACCAGTAACAGGAATTACATCTAAAGCAAAACCACTTTGATGATAAGATTTCTTTTCAAATCCATCCATTTGTGAATAGCCTTTTTTGAATAACTCGTTTTGTTCCTGTGGTGTTCTCAAACCACCAGTTTCAGGAATAGTCATATCGTGTTTAGAAATAGATAAGGCTCTTGTTGCACACTCTATAAGTATATCTTGCACACCCATCATCCTTTCTTTGCTTCTGCTTCCAAATTTATAGCTCATTTTTTCAAAATTAAAGTGTCTATTTTACTTTCTAATCTCTCAATTAGTGATTTCAATTCTAATAGTGTTCTATCTGTGTTTATATCGTGCTGGTCATTCAATGCTATGGCTTGCTTATTGTCGGTAATCTTCTCTTTCATTGTCTGGATTTGATTGAAAAAATAAACCATAACGAATGATAAACCAGTAACAACTCCTGACAAAACAAACTTTAAAAAATCCCATGAGTCAATATTTTCCATTTTCTTTTTCCCAGTTATTTATTTTTTCCTCTATTTTCTTAATTGCGTCATATAGCTCAAGTAATTTCATTATTTCTTTTTTGCATTGAGCTATTTCTATCATTAGTTCTTCTATTTTAGATATTAACCTAGACATATATAGGATTATCAAAAATAACAAGAAACCAATTACCCCTAATTCTAATTCCTGCATAGACTTTTTTTACCATGTAATATAATTTTTTTATAAAAATATATCCTCACTTTCCCACTCTAATCTATGTGCATCCATGTATGCCTTTGCTCCAGCTTGGTCAAATGTCATAGTACCTTCTATTTCTAAATCTGATTGTAAGAATTTAGAAGTTTCACCTTTAAATAAAACTTGAGTACCATCCAAAGAGTATCGAATTGCCCCAAAGGCTTTAAATCCTACCTCTGCGTAGTGTCCTATTCCCTGCTCAAATTCAGCAAACTTCTGATTGAATACTGTTGCATCTCCTATTACGTATGTTAAATCCATTATCTTATATTTTAAATTTGTCTTCCATTACCACCATTGTACAAATTACTAACTTCTGTTGCTGATAAGGCTCTAGTCCAGATTCCTACTTCGTCTATTGTGCCGTCAAAGAATAGTTTTTCTGTGTTATTTGTAAAATTAATATCTCCAATTCTTCCATTATCAATCCCCGCTATGTCATTAAACCAAGAAGTTATATTATTAGTATTTGTAAGTGTCCCAGAAGGAATACCATTAACATAAAAAACTGGAGAAACACCATCTTGTACTAGGGCTAAATGATACCAAGAACCAGCAGTTACATCATTAGCAGTTGTGCTTATAATCCATTTACCAAGAAGAGAAAGAATAGCTTGAATACTAAAAGATCCATTACTTAAATAAGCTATGGTAATAAAACTATGCACATCCGTATCACTAAAAGATAAAAATACCTGAGCCGTACTAGGTAAAGCATTAACAGGCTTAACCCACATAGACCAAGTACCCTGTGTTGTAGTTGCTAAAGGAGTTACTAAGGCATCAAGATTAATATAATCTACTAACCCATCAAAATCATAAGCTGTGTTTATCTTCCCTGTTACATTGGGTGTTGCTCCGTTGTTTACACCGTTATAACCATTAACAGCATCTATTACAGCACCGCTTGATTCATCCATACGGTAGTAAGCAATAGCACCAGAAGGGAATAAAGGATCAACACTACTAACTTGACTAAAAGGAAGCCCAACTGGATCAAAAAATACATTACTATTTAAACCTGGTACTTTATTCATATCATCAACAAGTTTTAATTTTTATCGTGTAATCAATCCAAAATGCTATACCCTCCAAGCTTAGCTTTTTAAGTTCTACCGTATTGGCAAACTCTTCATCATAGACATTCTGCTTGATTACCTCATGATCTCCTGTTTCGATGTATTCTTTACCACTTAAAAACGATGGCAAAGCATCTGAAACAGCCTTACAAATTTCTTGATTGTCCTCATAGTTAGCGCTAGACAAAGCTGCCTTACTTCCTATGCCTACTAACCTCATTTCATATATCCTTTCTTGATATGGCTTTGCACCAAATCCAAGATCAGTATTCGTTTCTTTTGTATTGCTTAGTATTCTGTGATAAGTCTGCAACGGATAGGTATCATTCCATTGAATTTTCCTACCTTGTCCACTACCTTGATTTAACAATGGGAAAGTCTTACCATCTTGCTCTTGTAAATAAGCCTGACCCCATGTGGTAATTTTAGACCCAAAGACAACAGTCTTTATAAAAGTATTAACCTCAGTTAGTATAGTATTTAATGATCGTTCAGCCATTTAAAATCTTGTTTACTTCCTCGCTAAATAATTTGTTTGCTAACTCTTTTTCTTGTTCTGTATGAGCAAAGATTGTAGTATTATAAGTATCTTCTACCCATTCAGATTTATCCGCATTAGCACTATTTTTAAATCCTAATCCTACGTTCTTTTGTCCTGTTATTACTGAAAAGTCCTGAGCCATTTGCCCTGTGGCTTGCAGTATAATTTTTCGACTAGCTGGATAACCTTGTTTAATTCTTTGCTTTAAATACGGTAGTGAATAGTTTCCTAAACTTGCCCCTTTTGAGTCTTTGCCTTCTCTAAAAATCCTTTCATTTGTAACCGCTAACATAGAAGATGCCATAGCCTTTTCAGCTCTGTTTGTCTTTTGTAAGATTTGCATCCTTGCTAGTAGTTTTTTTAGACTCATTTATTAACTCTCTTATTTCTTGTTTTGAAAATCCTATTTCCTTTAACTCTTCAATCATTAATAAGATACTTTCCAGCTCTCTTCTCGCTCTCGCTAATCCTTTATATTCTATCAACCTAATATCATCTTGTAACTTACCAATCTGTTACAATCAAAACAAATACCATCTGAATCTACTTTTAAATCAGTAATAGCATTGTCAATTAGTTCCTTATACTGTATTTCGTATTCAGTTCTAAGCTCAATAGCTCTATCTCTATCCATCAAAGTATATCTATTAATTCGATCTGAATAAATCCTTTCTGTGCAAAATTCAACCCCTAATTTATAAAGAAAAGCATCTTTAAATATCGGCAACCTTTGACAAACAAACTGATCGACTGAACATTCTAAATTATAAGTTAGAATCATTCCGCTATAAGTTGAATTAAAATTGTCATATATTATTGAGCCACTTTTAGGAATATTACCACGTCTTAAACTTAAACTATTATTCAAAACAAAATCACTCGTTTTAAACGTGTTTACTTCGCTCTCATCGTATCCTATGAATATTCTAGTGTATCTATGTAGTGGGTAGTTTTTATCAACTCTGTACGTTTGCAATCCAGCCGTACCGCTAAAGTCTATCTCATCTAGCTTTGATCCTGTGGCTAGGTCATACACTACTATTGTGAATACTGAATCAGTAGCTAGGTAAAGATCGAATGAAGTAAGATTTAGATTTAAGTTCTTAGATTGTGCGCCTAAATCAAAGTACCATCCGTTATAATTAGCTCCTTGGCTTATAGATTCATTCTTTTTGTAATACCCTGTAATTGTATTGGAGATATAAGAGTAATTTTTGAAATACTTCTTTAGACCTGTTTTAATATCAGATTCTAAAAGTCTTGAAGCCCTTGCATATATATCATCAAAGGCTAGTCTAGGTTCGTATTGATCTTCTGTATCAGAAATCTCTTCTAATTGGTTGGTCGAAATACCGGCTAAATCGTTTATGAAGTACCCTGAATCGGGATTAGTGTAGCCTGTGACGTTTAAAACGCCTATGTAATTGTTTAAACAACTTATCAAAATTCATTCGTAATAGGTTTATTTTGGTCGCTAAACCCTTTAATTAACAAATATAATCATTTTTTCAATTTATAATACCCTTTGCTAATAGCTCTTTCCACTACTGAGTTAGGTACTACCGATGTGCTTGCACCGTTCCAATTATGTCCGCAATTATATCCACCTCTGTAAATAAATATAGTACTTGCGTTTGTTCCTGGGATTTTACCAGCCCATTGTTGGCTAGATGTTTCCTCTATTTCTTTTTTATGATACCATCTACCACCAGTCACTAAATCAAGACAATAATCCCTAGATGTAGTTTTTACTGCTCCATGATAATAAAAGAACTCAAACCCTAAATCAGCAGACACAGACTCATTGTAGTTAGCGTTAAACTGTTGTAATGAATCTTTAGTAATCTGTTTAGTGTATCGTTCTAATCCTCCTAGCCTTTCTTTATCGCCTAATATTTCAGTTTTTAAAGCAGTAGCAAGGTCATCAAAATTACCTCCTGTTGTTACATTCCTAGTCAATAGGTTCTGTACTGGCTTTATTATTTCATTGCTAATCCCTGCCTCTAATAGGCTATTTTTAGTAGCATCTATTGAAGCGTTCACAACTTCTTTGAAGACTAGTTTATTCTCATTTAAAAGACCAGAAGCTGCAGCTTTATAATAAGTATCATTAATACCTTTAAGTTGGTCAAAACCGCCTAAAAACTCGTTTAAATCATTCTTATATTGAGGTGTTATAATTGTTTTGAGTATGTCCCCTCGAAGCGTTCTAAGTACCTTTAAATTAGCGTTGTTTACTTTTATATTTCCACTACTATCTAATTCCAATTTCTTTAAAGTCTTTGATATCGTTTTCCACATATCATTTGACCTAGTAGATATGTTTGCATTGAATCTATTAGTAAAAAGATCAATTGACTCTGTGGTCTTATCGTATGTTTTTTCTAAGTCCATTTAATTAGTTGGTATATATTGCATCTTAATATTTAAACACTCACTAACTGACAAATGCTTATCAATTGCATGGTATCCGATTGTTCCTAACTGGTATTCAGTTTCACAGGCAAACCTCTGGCATACTTGATAAGGAGCTACATTAGGTAAATAATGAGTAAAAAATACATCCTCATTACCGTACTTAGGATTATATTGCTTTTCACTTAATAGTTTTTGATGTGCTTTAACATCTCTTATGCTCAATCCTCCGTTACCACCTGCCCTGTCATGCCTTGCCCAGCTTGCAGTAGTTTTCCAAGGACTGCCGACATAATCCCAATCTAAAAACTCATCAACACCTTTCTTTAATATACTAGAATCGTGTTGAAATATTAATACTTTATCGTAATCAATATCCCAAAACTTAGGGTTAGTTAATAGTCTATTGTAATCCTCTGAGCTGTTTATTTCTTCATCATCATATAAGATACAATCCCAACCTTTTAAGTGAATCATATGCGCTTCAATGATCTCAAAAAGATTATCTAATGGTCTGTTTTCTACTATGATGGCTGCCTTTCTCATTAGCAATTACAAGTTTCTGTATAAGTCCACTTATGACCATATCCTATAATCCTATTGCAAAATACTGAATCAGCTAAATACTTATCATATTCTGAAAGGTCTAATTCATCTAAATACTTTTTATCTACCATTTTTATTATTTTTTATAAAGTGCCCAAACTGCATTTAAAGAGTCCTCTCTGTATTGTTGTGTTAACCCTTCTCTATTTATAGCGCCTTCAATTCCAGAATAAACTAATTCACAAGTAGTCCATATATTATTATCCCTTTTTGAATGAGTTTCAAAATAATCATGTGCCCCTATAAAATCCCCCTTATTTAAATACTTAGAAAAAAAATCAAACTCAATCCCTTTATTCCCTCCATCACAAAATACTATTTTTTTTCTATCATCCTTTATGAGTTTAACTAATAAAGAGTCTTGAAAACAATCTCTAATGTGATAGTTTATTCCATGTTTATTAAAAAGATCTCTTTTCAAATCAATAGGATACCATTGGCTTATATCCCATGTATGAACCTCGTTTTTTAAATATTCTTTTAACAATAAAGAAAAACCCCCCTCTTGTGTGCCTATTTCAATTATTAAATCAAAATCTTCTATTTTTAATTTTTCAAGTAATTTTAAAACTTCTCTTGATTGAGTAGCTTTTAAACCTTCAACTTGTAAAAATCTTACATTAGGGCAATCTACCATATCTGTCAATATTTCTTCTATAATCATACTATCTTATCTAAATCGTAATACGGATGCTCTTTTAAATAAATAGGCATTGTAGTCTTGTCAAAGTCTTGCGTTTCTATCCATACGGTTTGACTGTCTGGATGTAGATGCGTTGTTTCTCCTCTATTGTAATTTAACCATTTTTCACGATACCAACTTCCAGAAATAGACTTATGACCATGACAACTAATCTTATATTCGGTGATCGCTTCACTTTGAGCATATCCCATGTGATATACTGTTCCCTTATCAATTACTCCTGTGCCTTGCTTTCCTTTCTTGCAATGAAACCTAGTAGGCGCAAATCCATCACGATGGCACTCGTTAAATGACCTCCAAAAGTGATACCATTGAGATCCTGCCACATTGATATTCTCATAATTAGAATCCCATGCAGCTTTAATTGCTAAATCTAAATCATCCCATATTTCATCAGCATCAACCGCTACAATTATATCACTATCATGTAGGTAAATACTCTTCATATTTCTATGATGGTTTTCTTGATGTGTTACAGGAATATCAACCCACTTAAAAGAGTTAGTTTCTTTTTCTACTATTGCTAGTAATTCATCTTTGCTATCTGGATTCTTTAACTGTGTGAATTTACCGTAACTAGGTTGTGCTGTGTAAAGGATTAGAACCTCATCAACATGTGGTACTACACTTTTCAAACTTGCTTCTAGGTACTCTTTTCCGTAATGAGCTGGATAATACGCCGATACTTTCATTTTAGTTTCAATATTTCGTTCACCATTTGAGTATAAGTGAAATTTTCATAGCAATGTTTTTGCCCTTCATTTGCTATTTCATTTCTTTTCTCTTCGTTTTCTAACCAATAGTCAATCTTTTGCATTAGATCATTTACATTGTTGTAAACTACTAAATGCTTATCATTCACAAAGTCCTTTTCTATTCCTTTATAATTATGAGACAAACAAAAAGTACCTGAACCTAATATCCTAAACATCCTATCAGACGTGTATCTGATTGAATTAAATTGACTGTGATTGATAGCTATTTTAGCGGATCTATAAACTTTCGCCTCTTCGTGTTGACTTGCATTCGTGCTTTTGCCTCCGTTATTCCATCCATTACCATAAATAGCAAATCTGTTTCCGTATCTATTTTGTAAAGTTTTCACCATCTCATCACGTTCTAGAGACAATGGAAAGTGTGTAGTTCTATTAGCTTGAAATACTATCTCAGGATGATTAGGGTAATACTGACTGTGTGGATTAAATATATCCTCATCAATTCCTATTTGTAGAAATTCAGCGTTATATCCTCTTCTTTGAAACTCTAAAACATCATCTTCATTTGAGAAACAAGTAACATTCACAACCCCTGCAAATGGATACATCCATGATGGTATAGAGTGCCTTTTATCTCCTGTCCAATTAATTATAAAAGAACCCATTTCTTTAAGCCTTTGTAAAGAAGGAATAAGACCTAGAGTTGATCTGTTGCCGTCATATTTATCATTTTGGATCTGAATAAATATGTAGTCTGGTGCTTCCTTTAAATTGTTAAGGTTGTCTATTAGACTTCCATTTAGATAAAATTCTGAGTAATTAGTTTGCTTATCAAAATACTTAGGCATTGATTCGCTTCCTACACATAATCCAATATGTAATAGAGTCGGTTTCATTTCTTTCATACGTTAGTTCTAAAGTGTTTAGTTTTATGGCCTTCTGGCTCTATAAATTTATAAGGTTTCTCAACTTTTTGATTATATTGTTGTGGTATGTTATAATACCTTTCTTGGCTTCTATGCTTATGAATACACTCAATAGTATAGCATGGATTAATTACTTTATATCCTGCCATACTTATCTCATGAGCTACTCTGTTATCACAACCAGGCACGCCTAAATGAAAGTTTGCTCTAACTCTTTTTACAGCCCCTTTAAACACCCAAACATCTTGACTAAATCTTGCTTTTGCTTCTCTGTTATAAGTGTTCATCTCTTCAAATGGCACTACCTTTTCACCTTTTAATTCGCTTCGAGTGATAGCGTAACATTCACGATCTCTAATATTACGAACATTTTCAATCGTGTCATTAAAGTAAATATCTGAATTGGCTAATATGTTAACATCATCTGGGTATTCCTGTGTGGCTTCAAAAAAATCATCATACTTTAATCGGTTATCAAAGTTAATAATTCTATTAATAAGTGGATTGTCTTGATTGGTTTGGAAGCAAAAATCATATTCTTTTTGTCTTATCTTATCCCCACATTGGAAATAGTTTATGAATAGATTTACCTGCATTCGGTTGTGCTTCTGTTGTAATCGTAGAAATAAAGACACTCATTTATTTCAAATTCATCCTCTTTGGTGTAGTGTTTTGTCATTAACTGAGCAAAATCATGATCTTCACCTAGCTGTTTATTAGGGAATCGCTCTTTTATAATGTCCTTTTTCCATATACATAGATGATCTGGTAGCATTACTTTCCATTCTTTACCATCTATTTTTCTTTTGTGATTCCTACCGTATTCAATCGAGTATCTAAAATCACAAGTAGGAGTGCCATTATCGTTTTGCTCACCTAAAAAAGTAAATACTTTCTTTGTAGGGTTGTCTTCAATGACTTTTAAAATAGA